CCGTGCCCACGGTATTGGCCACACATTGCTCCATGGCGCCGGCCAGCCAGCCGCTGTTGTGCAGCAGATCCTTGACCCGTGCCGCCGCATCATCCCAGGCCTCGCCAATATCGTCCTGCGCCTCCCGAAGTGCAGGCTTCCACCCCGCAAAGGTCACACCCCGACCGCCGCGCATGTATTTGCCCGAGGGGCGGGGCCGAGAGGTGGGCCCTTGTGGCCGGGCAAGCGGTATCGCCTCTGCAAGGAGAGATTTGAACCTTTGAAGCATGTGCAATTGACCTTATAGGAGGCGCTTCGGCTTGAGCGTGGCTGCTCCGCGCCAGCCGCGCGCCGTCACCTCGACTTTCCTGGGCAACCGAGGGGTCGGTGGCGGCGCATCAGATACCTCAAACAATATTCATCGTTATTGCGATCTGCGCCTCGTCTGGGCTTTACGTCGTATCGTAGAGCGAGACTCGTGACGAACCGCGCCTGCATTCGCTTTTGTCGCTGTGTTGTTGGCGCGCGCATCGACACGGGCACAGGCAGCGCCCCCAACCTTTTTCTCAATGGTCATTGCCGCCACTCGGTGCGTTGCCACCTCGCGCGGTAATCCGCCGCGCTGCACGATCCTTATTACACCTTCCCTGTTCCGTCTTCGCAGCTATTTGTTCAGTCTGCTGCCGTGGCGCGCAAATCGCGCCCGCAGCGCGCCGCCGCCTCCGCGGGCTGGGGAACAGCGCGATGTTGGCGGCGGCGTTTCAGCATCCCCGCCACCCACCTGCGCCTGATCATGTGCGCCAGGCATCGCCGCCTCGCGCTTCGGGGCCCGCTCCACCCCCTCGGGAATGCGCTGCACATTCATCGTGTAGCCGATCGCGGCACACAGCGCCTCGCAGTCGAGATAGTGGTTGTGACGCGACCGTTTCACCCAAACTGGCTTGCCCTCGATCACCACCCGGGCCTCCGAGGTCAGCTGCTTGCAATACTCCTCCGTAATCGCCTCATGCACATGAAACGCCCCCGGCTGATCCGCCGGCGTGCGGATGCGCGACATCACCAGCGACTTGAAGAAGTCGGTCGAAAGCGTCACCAGATCGATCGAATAGAGCGCCTTTTTCCCGTCCGGCTTCACCTCGATCTTTGACACTCGGTAGGGCGGGCTCTGCTGATCCCGCCCCTTGGTGGGCGAACAGAGCCAGCTGTAGCGGCGGCAGAACTCGTAGACCTTGTGCTCATTGCCCAGCTCCGGCTTGTCCGGCCGGAAGCCTGAGTCGATGAACACTTTCTCGATCTGCAGCCCACCCACCTGTGTCAGCATCAGATCGGCCAGGGCCGACCACACGTCATCGTCCTCCGTCGGACCGTAGAGCTGGCCATTGTCGATCAACCACGATGTCCCCCGCGCGCCAAAGGCCCGGATCACATAGACAAGGCTGAACTTCTGCACATCCACACCCATCACGAGCCGCAGCCCACCCGCGGGCACATCCCCGGGCCGGTAGGGCTGGCGCCGCTCCAGGATCTCCTGCCAGTCCGGCACATCCCCCGAGGCGGTCATGGCATGGCATTCGCCAAAGCCTGCGTTCATCGCCGTCTGGATGCGGCCATGATCCTCGGAATGCAGCGCCGTGAGATAGGTCTCCGCCCGCTGGCCCCAGGTCACGAAGGGCGAGCAGAGCCCAGAGGTCCACATCGACAGCGTGGCGCTGTCTGCCGGCGCGCCCGTGACATGCGCCGCGTCGTCCTTGAGCGTCACCTGCTGCCCTGGTGCGACCATCGCGCCCCGGGCATTCATCCAGACCTTGTCGGTCTCCAGGTGCTGCGCGCCGCAGCGCGGACATTCCAGCGTTGCGGCCTGCTTGGCCTGCGCGGGGCTGACCGTCTTCGGCCAGCGCAGCTGCTTGAAGCGCGGGATGAAGTACGCCGCGCAGGACCGGCAGGGCCAGGCCCAATGGTGACGCGTGCCCTCCTGCCAGAGCTTCCAGATCGGGCTTTCCAAATCCTCCGGGCTGGACCGCGCCCAGAACTCCAGACCGCTGGCGTCATCCGGTTCGATCTCCACAAGGCCGCGCGCCGGTGTGCTGGTGATCGCGGTGACAAAATCCGCGTAGGTCTCGCCGCGGGCCTCCACCAGACCCAGCACATCCCCTTGGCCTTTCACATTGGCCATCATCTCGTCGTATTCATCGATCAGCGCCAGTGCCGCCGGGTCGGACTTCAGCGCCGTGGACGAGCCCGCATGCGCAAGGCGCAGCCGCACACCGGCCACATGCTTCAGCGTCTTCTTCATCCGCCGGCCGCGCACCACCTTGCCCGCCAGCGTCTCCGCCTCGTCCAGCAGGCTCATCAGCCGTGGCTCGAACTGGTCGGTCAGAAACTCTTTCGTCGGCCCGACGTACAAGATCGGCGCCGGCTTCTGATCGAGCCGCGCCCCGATGATGTCCAGCATACTGTCGGTCTTGCCCGACTGCGCCGAGGTCACCGCCACCACCCGGCGGTAGCCGCCGCGATGCACCGCCGAGGACCACGGGATCATATAGGGCGTCAGCCCCGGGTCCCGTGGTCCGGGAATGCCGGCCGTCTCGGGATACACCCGGTGGGCTGCCGCCCAGGCCGCAGGGTCACGCTTCTCGCTCGGCCTCCAGATCGCCGCGACCAGCGCCCAGAGCTGCGCCCGCTTTGTCCGCGCCGCCGGCAATGCGCTGGAGGGAACCATCAATCACCTCTTCAAGCACCTGTCGCGCCTCCATGTCGCGCGTGTAGCGCGCTGCCAATCCTGCAAGTTCGGCGCGGACAAGGGCGGCCATTTCGCCAATGACCGCCCGGGCATCCTCCATGGCGATCAACTCGCGACTGCGTTCCTGAATGCGCAACTCGATCTCGCGGGTGCGCGCCTCTGAGGCGCGTGTGGCGGCCGCGGCCTTGTTGTTCTTGGTGATCTGGTCTTCGTAATAGGCCAAGGCACCGCGGATGACGGCCACCAACGTGTATTCGCCGCGATTGGCGCGCTCGATATATCCGGCCTTGACCAAGCCCTGCACCCAGCGGTCGGAGCGCCCCAGCAAGGCCGCCGCTTGGGAGACGGTGATGGTCTGGCCGCGGGGGCGGGGAGTGGACATGGGACATTCCCTCCAGAAGGTAGCGCGTACAAAACAAAGCGGCAGCCCCAGTTGGGCGGCTGCCGTCCGTGCTGAGTAAAATGTGAGTGTCAGATGTCTGTTTCTGCCAGAATGGCGTAATGGGTGACCCAGCCATCGAGATGGGGCAGGCCTTCGGGGATGCCGTGGCTGGCCTCGGTCTGGGCGGAGATGCCCCGGCGCTGCCATTTGTCGATCGTGGCCTCGAGGGCGGCCTTGGTATCGGTTTGGGCGGTGCGCAGGGCGTCGATGACCTCATCGGCGAAGTGACGTCCCATCTTGCTGTCCAGGAAGTCGCGGATGCCGATCATCTCGGCCTCGCCTTGGGCGTTGATCGCCTCGGCGATCAGGGTGCTTGCCAATGTCCAGAAGACGGCGCTGGTGCAGTCGCGAAGCGGGCAGGTCGTGACGGTGCCGTAAAAGCCGTAGGCGGTGTTCTGGCTGGGCAGAATGGTGCGGTTGGTCATTTGGGCGTCTCCCTGTAATCATGGCGCGCGCGATGCGGGCCTGCTTGCGGCCGCGTCCATCGCGGCGCGTCTACCGCCACAAGCCCGGACCAGCCGGGCAGGGGGCACGCTGCGTGATCAGGACCATGAGAACTCGATGCTGGCGAAGTCCTCTTTCTCGAACCCGTCAGCTGTGAAGTCGTCAAAGATGTCCTGCGGGTCGCGTTCGGTGTCGAAGTAAAAGCCGCCGATCAAGCGGTTTGCGGTCTTGGCTTCGGTCTCCAGAAGGATACTGCCAAGGACACGCTCCACGCTGTCGTGTGCGGTGCGCGGGTTTGCAAAGCGGATGGTGACTTGCATGTCGGTGTCTCCTGTTCGTGCGCCGCGTCCATCGCGGACCTTCTACCGCCGCGAGCCCGGAGGTTCCGGACTGTTGGCGCGCCGCGGGTCAGGCGCCCGTGTGGGTTTCGATGCAAATCTCTGCGAGGTAGTCCCGCAGAGGGGTGTTCACCGTGAGTTCGGCGAGCATCTCCGTGATCGGCATGTCCGCTTTCCTGGCGAAGACCTCGACAGCGGTGGGCAGGGCGGTCAAAGCCTCAGGCGGCATGCGCATCTGCGCGGCAATCGGGGCGAGGGCTTCAGGTATCAGAGTCATGTCAGGACCTCCGGGTTTGGGAGCCGTTTCCGGCGAAGGACCATCATGTTCGCTCTGTAAAACCCGATAGTGTAGAGAATTTAGCCTCATAAGATTGCTGTTTTGCGCGGGCGATTGTTCGATCAGAGCACATCGAACCAGCGCATGGCGGTTTGCAGCAGCTGGTCATAATCGCCGGATGTGGCCTCGGTGACAAAGGCGGTGATCTCGCTTTCACGGAGTCCGGCCTCGCGGGCCGCTTTGCGGCAGCGCCCAAGGATGGCAAAGGCGTTGCCATCCTCACCGGTGAGCGGAACGGTGATGTGCGGATGCTTGGGGGTCATGGTCATGTCCGTCTTTCCAACTGTTTGAATGCGATTTGCATGCGTCATGGGCGTGTCTTACCGCGCTTCGTTTTTCCAAATCGGGCTGTGTCCGCGGTCTTTCGCATGGGCGATGGCCGCCTCCACTGTCTCGAAGCTGGGGGCTTTCCACATCATGGGGTCGTTGGTTTCAGGGTCGCTGAATGCCCTCTGCCCCAGGATGGCAGCGCGGTCTGCGGGGACCTGTTCGCAGATGTCTGTGGGAACGGACCCGACATAGCCAAAGCGACCGGACGGGAATTCAATGATGTGCAGGCTGAGATTTGTATCAGTGATACCAAGCATGCTTACCTCCTCGCTGTTGCGTCGCGCCGCGCAGATCGCGCCGCTGCTACTGCCGCAAGCCCGGAGGTGCCGGGCCGACGCGGAGGAGGGGATGCCGTCAAAGGCTGTTTCGGCACACAGAATTGATCGTTTCGCTGCTGTTATCCACGATAATCGGGGTCAGAAGATGGCTTTCTCGCCGGCATCCTTGTCATGATCTTACCCGGGGTTGCCATCGGCTTCGCTGTCGGTTTCTTCATTGGTGCTGGCCTGCGCGTCAGAGCGCGCCCCAAACGCCTGTCCGGTGCTTTCCAACACGGCGACCTCTCCGGTGAAGTCCTGCCAGCGTGTGACGGCGACATCGACATAGGCCGGGTTTAATTCGAGACCCAAACAGACCCGCCCGGTCATTTCCGCGGCAATCAGCGTGGTGCCTGATCCCATGAACGGCTCGTAGACGGCCTGACCCGGGCTCGAGTTGTTCTCGATCGGCCGGCGCATGCAGGCCACCGGCTTCTGCGTGCCGTGGATGGTGCTGGCATCCTGATCCTTGCTGGAGATGTGCCACAGGGTTGTCTGCTTGCGATCCCCCGCCCAATGACCCTTGCCGGAGGTGCGGACCGCGTACCAGCACGGCTCGTGCTGCCAGTGATAATCGCCGCGGCTCAGAACAAGCCGCTCCTTGGCCCAGATGATCTGGGAGCGGATCGCAAACCCGCAGGCCTCAAGGCTCTCGGCCACGGTCGCGGCGTGCAAGGCGCCGTGCCAGACATAGGCCACATCCCCGGGAAAGAGCGCCCAGGCCTCGCGCCAATCGGCCCGGTCGTCATTCAACACCTTGCCCGTCCGCTTGGTCTTGGCAGCACCCGCCTGGTTCCGCCAACCGGGATCATACGCCACCCCGTAGGGCGGATCGGTGCACATGAGCAGAGGTTTGACGCCTCGCAGCACCTTTTCGACATCCGTCGCCACGGTGCTGTCGCCGCAGAGCAGGCGATGTGCGCCAAGGATCCACACATCACCCGGCCGCGTCACAGGGGTTTCAGGCACGTCCGGCACATCGTCCGGATCGGTCAAGCCGCCTGTGGTCTCCACCAAGGCGTCTGGCAGCATCTCCGCCAGGTCGTCCGCGCTGAACCCGATCACCCCGAAATCCTCGATCCCGAACTCCGACCGCAGGTCCTCGATCTCCAGGCGGAGCATCTCCGGGTCCCACTCGGCGATCTCGGCCAACCGGTTGTCCGCCAGCGTGTAGAGCCGTCGGTCTTCCTCCGTCCAGCCACGGGCCACCATCACCGGCACTTCGGCCAGGCCCAGCTGTGCTGCCGCCATCAGTCGCCCGTGACCCGCGATGATCGTGCCATCCTCCGCCACCAGCATCGGGATGGTGAACCCGAACCGCTGCATGGACGCTGCGATCTGGTCGATCTGGTCCGCCGGGTGCTGCCGCGCGTTGCGGGCATAGGGCACAAGATCGGCGACCTGCCACATCTCGACCTGCGCCGCAGGCCAGGGCCGGGCGGTGTGTTCTGCATCAGCTGTCATCTGAGACCTGCTCTTTGGGTGCGAAAGGTGTGCCGGCGAACCGAAACGGGGCCGGAGTTGGGTTAATCAATCTGGGGTGGTGCTACGCCAAACCTGCGACTGATCAGACGGGTATTAGATGCCAAAAACAGGCTGTTTTGCAGCGCCGGCAGTTCGCTAAACCGACGCCTAAGTCATTGAAATCATTCGGTCAGACCACCTCTGAACCGAACAAGATCGCGGTTTCAATTGGCGAAACCGGCGGGGGGCATTTCGGCAATTCGAGACCTAAACCATTGAAATCCTTGCATCGGACCCCCTCTGAAACGAAGCGAAATGGATTTTTCAAAAAATAAAAAACACGAAAATCCCGCGAGGCGGCGGCCCCGCATGAGATCAAACCCCGGGAAGGGACCCAAGGGGTGGGGGGCTGGAGGCCGCGGCTGGCCGACACCGCGCCGGGTCGGGCGGCGGTGCGGCCGCTCGCGTCCAGAGCGGTGTCTGTAATGGCGTCTTTGCGTATCATTTGGGGTGCTTTCGTCCCTGTCAGACTTGATCTTCGAGCAGGTGTTGGAGTTGTCGCGTGGCCTCGGCTAGCACGTTTGGCTGCGCGGCCTCGAATGCAGCGCGTGTTGCGTCCTGTACCAACTCCTTCGGGATGGATGGGCCGAACATCTTCTTGATCGGGAACCTGGCCTTGCCCTCACGGACAAAGGCGTTGTTGCCGAGGGAGCCGACGAGGAACGCGCTCTCGAACCGTTGCCAGCGGCCCCAGGGCTTGGCGCGGACGCCGTAGCCGAACTGCCGTGGGCTGAAATGCGACAGCCCGAGGTAATCCCCACGCGCCTCGATCGTGTAGGTCAGGTTTGCAAAGGTTGACCGGATCGTGCGTGTCTCGCGGTTGATCAGCGCGGCTTTGGCGCCGGTCTGTTTGCGCAGGGCGCGATAGACTTGCGTGCGGACCTTGTTGCCCTCGGAGTTGAGCGCGCGGTTAAAGGCGCGCGCGGCTGCCTGTTCGCCAACCCGGTGGATCGCCGCTTCGAAATGTACACGGGTCTGGTCGAGATCGCGCAGGATCACGTTCATGGGCCACCTTTATCGAGTTGATTGTCATCGGTGTCAGAGCGACACCAGTCATGCTGCATCGCGCCAAGCCCGCCCAACTGCGGGCTCCATCTGGTACAAGACAGCGCGCGACGCGCTGTCCCTCACCACCGGAGGACACGATGCTAAAACTCACCGATACCCAAAACCTGATCCTCAGCCGCGCGGCGACACGCCCGGGCAATCTGGCCATGCCGCTGCCCGAGGGTCTGCACGGCGCTGCCGCCAAGAAGGTGGTCACAATGATGACCGACCGCGGCTGGATTGAGGAGGTCGATGCAGACCTGCGCAAGGGTGAGCCGCTCTGGCGCGAGACAGGCGATGGCCATGGCACCACCTTGGTAGCCACCGCGTCCGGACTTGAAGCCATCGGCATTGAGCCCGTTGTGGCGCAGGTCACTGCAGCCGCGCGAAAAGCCCGCACGCAGAAGGTCGCGCCCAGCGCGTGTGACACTCCCGCCCAGCGCGCCGGCACGAAGCAGGCTCAGGTGATCGAGATGCTGCAACGCCCCGACGGCGCGTCCATCAAAGAGATCGTGGCGGCCACGGCGTGGTTGCCGCACACAGCGCGCGCGGTGATTTCGTCCGCGCTGAAGAAACGTCTTGGTCTCCCAGTCACCTCGCAGAAAGAACCGGGCAGGGGGACCGTGTACAGGTTGCCGCCTGCGTGACGGCACAGATTATCGCCAGCGTTCAAACACACGGCGCAGCGCGTAGCCGCGGATCAATGAGACGCCGACAAAGGCTGCGCCGATGGCAAGGTTGTCCTGTAGGCTCGCGGTTAACCCAAACCAAGGGAACACGATCATCTGTGTCAGCACGGCCAGCGCGTAGCCAACGACGACATTGGTCACCGCTTCAAGAAGCGACAAGCGGCGAGACTGGAGCATGGCTTGGGCCCAAAACGATGTTGATGATGAAGATCGCGGTGGCGTTTCGGATAAGCTGACTTGGTGCCCAGCGCGCGACCATGGTCTCAAAAGAAAAACGCCCGGGTGAACTTTCCCCCGGGCGCAACTCTTCGATGATTAAGGGGTACGTCAAGGGGGCTAGAAATGTCAATCGTAAAAGTGAATCGGAGTCACATTTTTTGTGGTTGGCTTACAGCTGGGGTATGTGGAGCTAAAACTGGTACAGGTGGCGCGCAACTATAGGCTTTCATGGATTTCATACGAGGCGCGCTCGCGGGTGGCTTCGAAGTGGATGCACCTGTGAAAATCTAAGCCGCTGTAAAACTTGTGCGCTGTGCCCCCGGTATAAGCAAAGGGCTAGGGAGGAACCGTTGGACGAGGCGCGCCGCCCCCTGTTGGCTTGGCACATGCGGTTTCAGTGTCTCGCAGACACGCTTTCGTT